GCCACTGTGGATGACGCCCAACCAAACCCCAGTGACTCTGCCTGTCAGTACTGCCCTGCCAAGATCGTGTGCCCTGCCCAACGCAAAGGGTTTGAGGTGCTCGCGGCCAAGCCAGACCTCAGAACCCTGGACAAGGAACAGATCCAGGCCGTCATGGTTTCGCTCTCAGTTGAGCAGATTGCTGACCTCTTGGAGCGTGCGCCAGTGGTTGAGAAATTCATTGACGCTGTGCGGGACCATGCTGTGCAACGTATCAGGAACGGTGAGTCAATTCATGGCTGGCAGATGGTCCCAAAGCGTGCAACGCGCAAATGGACCAATGAGGATGCCGCCTTGCAAGCGCTCACTGACGCTGGTCTTGACAAGTCCAAACTGGTCTTGACAGAGATGGTGACGCCTGCGGTGGCCGAGAAGCTGCTGGGCAAGGACAAGAAGTCCATGGTCGATGACCTCACCACAAAAGAATCCTCGGGTTTAACTCTAGGCCGTGCCGTTGAGTTTGCCCAATAATCCCATTCCCCCAACCGTGTCAATGACACACAACCTTGAAAGCGAGAACGCAAAATGCTAAATCTATCCTCTGGTGGCGGCTCAGGCTCCTACATTCGATTCTCTCCCCAGGCAAATGCCTGGACCAATCAAGATGGAGAGATCCAACTTGGCAAAGTGGTCTTTGACATTGACAACGTCACAACCGGCTGGCTCGAGCTGGGCGTTGGTGTGCGTGACTGGCAGCCTGATGACGTTGTCGGCAAGAAGGGTCCACAACCCAGCGCAAACCATAAGAGAGGGTTTAACGTGAAGTTTTACTCCAAGGCCTTGGGCACTGTGGAGTGGTCATCTAACGGGGTAGGACCTTGCATGGGCATGGAGACCCTCTACAAGCAGTGCTCTGAGCAGCGTGCTGCAAACCCTGACAAGTTGCCAGTGGTCGAGTACACCGGCAGCCGCATGGAGAAGATCGGCAAGGGCACAACCCGTATCCCGGCATTCACCTTGACGGGTTGGATTGCCAGGCCAGCAGGCATGGACGCGCAGACGCCGCCCATTGATGAGTTTGATCCCTTCCCTGCGCCAGTACCGGCACCAGCAGCTCCCGCGGCCAAGCAACACGCCGCACCCATCCCCGTTCACTCTGACGAGGACTTGTTCTAAGACGTAACGAATTAAGGGCCGGGGCTTTGTCCCCGGCTTTTTTTTCCCTCATGGAATCAAAAGAAGAATTCTGGCAACTGCTGGTGCTCATGTTGGCCCGGCGGGTGTACGAGTTGGAAGCACGGCTCAAGAAATTGGAGAATAAATGCAAGCCGAACAAATAGCAAAGGCGCTTGGCAACGCAAAGAGAGTTGGCAAAGGATGGTTGGCAAGTTGCCCACTGCCAACGCATGGACAAGGTCATGGAGACAAGAACCCGAGTCTGTCGATCAGTGATGGCGAGGACGGAAAACCCCTGTTCAAGTGCCACTCTGGCTGCGATCAGCATCAGTTGTTCCACGCCATCAGGGACTATGGTCTGCTGCCAGAGATCGAGAAACGCGATCCATTGGCATCGATCAAGCCACTGCCAGCCCTCACGCCGCAAGTACTCGAGCATGAATGGGTCTATGTGGACGAGGACGGTGAACCCCTGTTCGTCAAGCAAAGATTTAAGACTGGCACGGCCAAGGGCAAAGACTACAGGCAGGCCAGGATCAACAAGGACGGGTCAAGGTCTTACTCGCTGGGCGATTGCAGGATCGTCCCGTACAGGTTCCCCGAGCTGCTGAACGCAAAGACTGCTGGCCGCGCCATCTACCTGGTGGAAGGGGAAAAGGCAGCCGATGCCCTGGTGGAGATCGGCGCCATCGCCACCAGTGCTCACTCTGGGTCTGGAAGCTGGCCGCAAGAGATCACCCAGTACTTTGCTGGCGCCACTGTGGTCATGCTGCCAGACAACGACTTGGCTGGTTGGAAGTACGCAAAGTTGGTGGCAGCGGCACTGATTCCTGTCGTGAAGTCCTTGAGGATCGTGGACCTGCCGGTTATATATCCAACAGATGATGCCTGGGAGTGGGTCCATGTCTACGGTGGAACCCGGCAGCAGCTCGCGGAACTCGCCAAGCAAGCCCAGCCCATCACGTCAGCGGATGATGTAACGTACCCGGTAGGCTTGCTGGCGGCAGCAGAAGTGGTTGCACCTGCAACACCAAACGCAACAAACGAAACCGCCCCAGGCAACGTCCACCAAGAAACAGACAAGACGTACAAGCCCTTCAAGATTGAAAGCTGGCAGTCAGTCAAGGATGAACCTATTAAGTGGTTAATACAAGACGTGATTCCAGATCAGTCCTTGGTTGCCCTCTTTGGGCCGCCAGCCTCATTCAAGTCATTCCATGCAATGTCCATTGCTGAGTGCATAGCCAGTGGCAGACCTTGGATGGGTAAAGAGATCAACGGCAGCGGGCCAGTCTTGTACATCGCAGGCGAAGGGTACGGGGGAATAGGTGCCAGGATTGCCGCCATCAAGCAGCACCACAAGACCCCTGACTCGGCCCAGCTCTATGTCGTGCGCTCCATGATCAACCTCAGATCAAGTGTGGATGACTTTACGAACCTGATCCTGGCAATCGATGAGCTGGTGCAGTTGATCGGCGTTCAACTGCGCATGATCGTGATCGACACGCTGGCACGGTCATTTGGCGGTGGAAATGAGAATAATTCTGATGACATGGGGGTCTATATCCAGTCATTGGGCAAGATCCAGAACCGCTACAAGTGCTCACTTATGTTGCTGCATCATGCAGGCAAGGACACTAGTAAGGGTCTGCGTGGGCATAGCTCACTCCTGGCCGCCGTGGACACGCAAATGGAGATCTTGAGGTTCACAGACTCCATGAAAGGGCAGATATTTCTGTCCAAACAGAAGGACGGCGAGCAAGGTGAAAGGTACGGGTTTGAGGCCATCACGGTGGACATTGACAGGTCAGATCTGGGCCTGGAGAACGGCAGCAGCCTGGTGATTGAGGCGTCCGAGGTTGGCGACATGAAAGACAGTGACACAGAAAATAAGCCACAAAAGGGCAAGCCAATTGGGGCAAAGCAGAAGATTGCTGAGAAGTCACTTAATGTTGCAATTAAAACCTTTGGCTCCATTATGGACACTCCAGAGGGGCGCAAAAACACCATCACTTTGGACCAGTGGAAGGCCGAATTCACGGCCATGATCGGGTCAGATGTGTCCGCAAAAGACCTGGCAACGTACTGGTTAAGGGCCAAGGATCACGTCATAAAGAGTGGCTTTGGGACTATCAGAAACAGCAGCGTATGGGCCAACCGCAAGGACGTGACCACTGGATTTGAGGCAGAGGCACTGCTTAAGGCAGGGAAAATGGCCGCATTGGTTGATGAATGAGTCATGCAATGGTTGACAATGTTATCCACTACAAATACTACAAACACCACAGATGTAGTGCAGTTGTAGTGCTACACATACTACAAACACTACAAACACCCCTATAAGGGGTTGTTTGTAGTGTGGTGTGTAGTGTGGTGTTTGTGGTGTAGTGATTATTGATTTGATGATTAATGGATTGGAGGTGCAAGATGAGCGCAAAACAGGGTCAAGTGGGGCAGGTCAAAAGTCGCATACCCAGTCGCGGTGTTAAGCCAGGCTTTCCCGCAACAGATTTTGAGATCAGGCAGGCATCATGGCTGGCTGAGATTGATCGCATTAAGGTGGATCAGGATCAAAAATGGGGGACTGACAGATTGTGTACTTTAGTTGATCCAGCGTTTCGAGAGAAATTCTGGCAACAACAGCAGCGGGTCTGGTCTGCTTGTCAGGCCAGGGATAGCGAGAAGCTCGAGAAGTCAGCAGCCGGGATGGTCAGGGCTTACCAGGCGCTCGAGGCTTGGGCAGTGGGTGTCGGTGTGTCACAGCGGCCAACGGTTGGCGCGGTGGAGCATGTCGGGAAAGATGGCAAGCTGATGGTGGTGGTCGCCACCAAGCAAGATGCGGTCTGGTACCGCGAGAACCGTCCAGACGTTGCCGGGCAGCACGTCTGGTGCATGGAAGAAATCGAGCTGCTGATTGAGGCTGAGATCAACCAGGCAGTGGTTGAGGCCAAGATCAGGTACGCTAAGTACGACCCGGTGGTGGTCAAGATCGGTGGCGAAACAGGCTTTGATGACTTTGTCAATGACTTGGATCTCTCGCAACCATCGAAGGAACCTAAAATGTTCGATAGCAAAACAGCGGAGAAATTTAAGCATGGACACAATCAATCGATTTAAGGCACTTTGTGCCAAGTGCTGGGCTTGGGTACTTGATCGCGTTAAAACCTCTGGAAAGGGCTAAAAACATGCCTGGAAGACCAAAGACGCGGCGTGATCTTGAGCTGCTTGAGGATTTGCCAGATGACATGGTCTTTGCCATGTTCGAGGCCGGTAAGCCTGTTTCAGTGATCTGCTATGAGCTTGGGATCGGGCGCAGGGCGCTTGAGAAGTGGATCGAGGAAAATGACCGCGATGATATGATTGCGCGTGCGCGGGCGAAGGCCGCCGATGAGTTGGCTTGTGAGACGCTGGCGATAGCGGACAGCGCCGACCCGGAGCACGCCGCGCACGCTCGCGTCCGCATCCAGACGCGCCAGTGGCTGGCTGAGAAGTGGAAACCGAGCGTTTACGGCGCCAAACAGGCGCAGGTCCAGGTCAACATTCACTCGATGCGCATGGACGCACTGCGCCATGCCGAGGTGATCGAGGTCGAGTTATCCACAGGGCAGGACAAATAAGTGACCACTTATCCACAGATCAGATGGGATTGCCTGTGGACAACGTCCATATCTGTGCATAAGCACTGTCGTATGCCCGTAATAACTTAACATAATGGACAATGTAGCGATTAGGCTTTTGATAACGATCAGTCGACTCCAGCGTCCATGCGGCATCGAGCGCAAGCAGTCACTAACCAGCAATCCACAGGCGCGTGCAAGTTGCACACAGGCTGCTGGCCGCGCCGGTCCTGGCCCTGGCCTGCTGGCCGCGCCGACCCCCCCCTTGCGCTCGCGGCTGGGGGCAGGCTGATGCAGCACCTTGAGAAACACCGACCATGACCCACCCCCCTACCCCGGCCCCCATCGCGCCCAGCGTTCCAAAAAAAATTAAAAAAGTGGAGACAACGCTGGACCCCGCCCAGAACCCGTTTGTCGAATTCGTAAGACTCTACAAGAACAACCCTGTCAGGTTCGTGCAAGAAGTGCTCGGGGTCACCCCTGACCCTTGGCAAGCAGAATTCTTGATGCACATCGCCAAGGGCAACCGCCGCATCTCTGTTAGGTCTGGGCACGGCGTTGGCAAATCAACCGCTGGCGCATGGGCGATGCTTTGGTATTTGCATTTACGGTTCCCGGTGAAGATTGTGGTCACGGCCCCCACCAGCAGCCAGTTGTATGACGCGCTCTTTGCGGAACTCAAGCGCTGGATCAAGGCCATGCCGCAACTCTTGCAGGACCAGCTCGAGGTCAAGCAAGACCGCATTGAGGTCAAGGATGCCGCCACCGAGGCGTTCATCTCTGCCAGGACATCACGCGCCGAGCAGCCCGAAGCCCTGCAAGGGGTACACAGCGACAACGTGATGCTGGTGGGAGATGAGGCATCGGGTATACCCGAACAGGTATTCGAGGCCGCTGGTGGCTCCATGTCTGGACACAACGCCGTCACGCTGCTGCTGGGTAACCCGGTGAGGTCCAGTGGATTTTTTTATGACACCCACAACCGACTTGCTGATGACTGGGTCACCATGAAGGTAGCGTGCGCTGACTCACCTCAAGTCAGCCAGGAATACATTGAGGAGATGAAGGCGCGTTACGGTGAAGAGTCCAACGCTTACCGCATCAGGGTTTTGGGTGAATTCCCGCGGTCAGACGATGACACGGTGATCCCCATGGAGTTGCTGGAGATGGCCTCCAACCGTGACGTTGAGGCCAGCCAGCACGCCAGGATGGTGTGGGGCTTGGACGTTGCCAGGTTTGGGTCTGACAAGTCAGCCTTGTGCAAGAGACAGGGCAACGCTGTTACTGAACCGATCAGGACATGGAAAAACCTCGATCTGATGCAGCTCACGGGTGCCGTTGTCGCTGAGTGGGAAGTCTTGATGCCAAGCTCCAGGCCAGCAGAGATCTTGGTGGACTCGATTGGTTTGGGCGCTGGTGTGGTTGACCGGCTCAGAGAGTTGGGTTTGCCTGCTCGCGGGATCAATGTGTCGGAATCCCCGGCCATGGGCCAGACTTACAGAAACCTCAAGGCTGAGTTGTGGCACAAGGCCAAGGCATGGCTTGAGGCGCGTGACTGTCGGATGCCCAAAGATGAACAGTTGATCGCGGAACTGGCGACAGTGCGCTACTCATTCACGTCCAGCGGGAAGATCCAGATTGAGGGCAAGGATGAGATCAGAAAGCGCGGCCTGCCGTCCCCTGACCGGGCTGATGCATTTTGCTTGACGTTCGCAAGTGACGCTGTTGTCGGGATGTATGGGTCGAGCATGTCGGGGAAGTGGTCGCAGCCTTTGCGCAGGAACCTGCCCAGGGTTGCATAATTGGGGAATTCATAGGAGTATTTGAATGAAGATGACCAAAGCGCAAAAGAAAGTTGGCAAGGTGATGGGTGAATTCAAGTCTGGAACCCTGCACTCTGGCAAGGGTGGCAAGGTTGTGAAGAACCCCAAGCAGGCCATTGCGATTGCCATGTCAGAGGCCAAGATGCCCATGCGCGGCTCACGCACTGCCAAGAACATGAAGACCAGGGGCATGAAATGAAGCCCGGTTTGTACGCCAACATCGCGGCCAAGCGTGAGCGCATTGCGGCTGGCTCCAAAGAGAAGATGCGCAAACCCGGCACTCCCGGCGCCCCCACTGCCAAGGCTTTCAAGCAGGCAGCCAAGACGGCCAAGAAGAAATGATCAAGCGCGGATCTGAGACGTTCTCAGGCTACAACGCCCCCAAGCGCACGCCAGGCCACAAGACCAAGAGTCATGCAGTGCTGGCGAAATCTGGTGACGAGGTCAAGCTCATCAGGTTCGGGCAACAGGGGGCAACTGGTTCCCCTGACGGGTCCAAGAGGAACGAGGCATTCAAGGCCAGGCACGCGCAAAACATTGCCAAGGGCAAGATGAGCGCGGCCTACTGGGCAAACAAAGTAAAGTGGTGAACGACTATGGCAACTAAAGACTATGAACGCGCAGCCGAGCAGATGATGAAGGGTGCTGGGGACAAGTGCCCCACGGCCACTCAAGACATCACGGTGAACTTGAAGAACCGGGGCAAGGCCATTGACTCTGCGGCCTACGGCCCAGAGAACCCAGCACTGCCCAATAAGCAGTTTTGGATGAAGAAGGCCAGCGCCTGGGAAGTAAGCGAGAAAGACGCGAAGACCTGTCTTTGCGGTAACTGCTCCGCATTCAACCAAGATGAATCGATGCTCAAGTGCATCGCCAAGGGTATTGGTGACGAGGGTGACCCCTGGGCCATGATCGAGGCCGGTGACCTTGGGTACTGCGAGATCTTTGACTTTAAGTGCGCCGCCAGCAGAACTTGTGACGCCTGGGTCGCTGGCAGCGAAGAGGGCGAAGACGAAGGCGAAGACATGGACGAAGACGAGTACAGCGGCAACGACATGGGGTCTGCTGGCATGGGTTCGCTGATCACGATCAATGTCGGGGCCAAGGATTGATCTCTCCCATCGCTGTTGCCACCGTCAAGGGCAAGTGCTTGCGGATGATGATGACGAGCGTGCGCGAGTATGCAAGCCAGGTGCCCATCTATTTG